ATCTTGATGGAATGGTTCGACATGGGGCAGGCTCCAAAGGCTTGCGCGCCTCATATCCCGATGGTTAAGGGCTTTCCAGCACCCAATTCATTACATAATACTGATTATGCGATTCTAACGGAACGCAATGGGAACGCATGGACAAAGTTGCACTTTTCAAACGTGCTTGGCTCCTTCTCGCGGGTCCTGCGGCGGGCGCTCTTGGCGTCTGGCTGCTGGCTGACTTCCCGCGTGTTTATGGGGCGTTTTGCGCGCACTCTGCCCTGTCGGGGGGCCTTTAATGGGTTTCCCGGTAGGTGCAGCAATCGCGGCAGGCGGCAAGCTGCTCGGCGGCATTCTCGGCAATCGCCGGGCCAAGAAGGCCGCTGCTCAAGCGCGTGCTCAGGCTCTGCAAGACACTCTCAATCGCGGCGTTTACGCCCGCGAAGCGGCGGAACGTGGCGGTTTCAATCCGCTCACCATGCTAGGCGTCGGTGGTGGTGTCGTTGCTGGCTCTGGCTCCGGCTATGGCTATGACGGCGGCGCTGCGCCGCTCGCCTCGGCCCTTTCGTCGGCGGTGGATATTATCGCCGATGAAATCTCGCCCGAAACACAGGAACGGCGGGAATTCAACAAGCTGCTGACCGAATTGACAAGGCTCGAGCTTGATAAGGCGCGGGCGCTGGCGCCCGTGTATGCCGCTGGCGCGTCTTTTGCGACCAGTGGCGCGTTAACCGGCGGTCGTGCTGCTGTGCAGGCGACTCAAGCCGGGCAATCCTATACCGCGGCGGGCAGACCTGCCGTCGAGGTATACAATCCCGACCGACAGTCTGTCGAAGTCGGTGGCATTGCGATCAAGCCTGATAAGGGGTGGTCCGATGCCCAAGAGATTGAAGATCGCTACGGCGATGCTGTCTCTTGGCTCTACGGAATCGGCGTGGCGACTGCCGATTTCATCCAGACGAACCGGTCTGAAGCGGTCGGCGGGCCTCAGCCCGTCAAGACGCTGCCGATGACTTCCGGCGCGTTGCTCGCGGCTCCTCCGGTGTGGCCGGGGATGCCGTCTCGGGTGGGCGAGTTGCTGCCCGGCAGGCCCGCCGACAAACCGAAGCCCAAGCTTCGGGACTACTTCACTCACAACCCCACCGGCTTTTCAGCCGCTCGCTATTGAGGAACGATATGCGACAGTCAACAACTCCGGTCAGCTTTGAGCAGACCATGCGGCCTGACAATGCCGTGACGATGACTTCCGGCTTTGCCGGTCTGGTGACGCCTCTTGGGTATATTCCGCTGTTTCCCGGCGATAGCTGCTCGGGGAAGGTCGGTATTGACCTGAAACTTGCGGAAATGCCGCGCCCGCTGCTGAATTCGGTGCAGGCAAATGTTCAAGCGTGGTGCGTGCCTAAGGGCGCGATGCCGCAATTCGCTGGCCGCGATGAGTTGAACCATGCCATGACTGGTGAAGTGATCAAGGCGCTTGGCGAAACCGACCGCTCGCCGCCGCCCTTCTTCAAGACGATTAGCGGCGGCTTTATCGCGACGGCGGAAGGCTCGCAGTTCTTCAAGACGCTCGGTCTTCACCTGCCGTCCGGTTCGGTGATCAACAGTGATCTGATTGACGCGTTCAATCTGATCTACAACTTCCGCCTTGCGGCGCACTCGTCGCGTCTGACGCGGCGTCCCTACGCCTCTGAAAACCTTGCGGTGGCAACCGCGCTGCCTCCGGCTTTCTGGCCTTCCAGCCGGTTCGCTCACGTGGTTCCCGACTATGAGCAGGCTCTCGTGCAAGGCGCGCTCGATCTGGATGTGATTGCGGGTCTGCTGCCGGTGGAAGGGGTCACGCAGATCAACAACTCGACTCAAGCCGGGCAAACTGCGTCCTATTTTTCGGACGCGAGTTTCATCAAGCTGACCAATACCGGCGGAACGCAAGGCGTGGTGATTGATCGGAACCCGGCAAACCCGGCTGGAACGGATTTGAATATCCGGGCCAATTTCGCCGGTCAAACGCTGTCGATCACGCTGAACGACATTGACAAGGCGCGGGTTACGCAAGCCTATGCGAAACTGCACGCTGCTTATGCGGGCAATGACGCGACCGGGTTTGACAATGATGATACCTTGGTTGCTCTGCTCATGCAGGGCATTGATCCGGGGCCGGAAGCGTTCAAGCGCCCGTGGTTGATTGACTCGAAGCGCGTGACGTTCGGGTTCTCCGAACGGTTCGCGACCGACTCGGCCAATCTTGACGAAAGCGTGACTGTTGGTCGGGCGTCGGCCATGCTCTCGCTTAATGTCCCGGCGCTGGATGCGGGCGGCGTGATTCTCTACACCGTCGAAGTCTTGCCGGATCGTCTCGACGAACGTATGTCGGATGAATGGCTGTTGATGACGCAATTCCATCAACTGCCGAACCCGCTGCGGGACATTCAGCGCACATTGCCGGTCGATATGGTGCTCAATCGTCGGATCGACGTGAAACATACCACGCCGGGCGGGCTTTATGGGTATGAACCCATGAATTATAAGCACAAGCGCGATTTCACGCGGTTGGGCGGTATCTTCCATGAACCGGTGCCCGGCAATGTGGTAACGGAATCCCGCATGGGGATTTGGCAAACCGATATTGTCAATCCCAACTATACCGGGACGCACCATCTGGCCCCGGTGCCTTTCCCCAACGATGTTTTCAGCGATACCCTCGCCCCGTCCTTTGAGGTCGTTGCGCGGCACGCTTGCTCCATCGTGGGCCGGACCGTCTTTGGCGATGTGCTGAGCGAAGCCAATGACGACTATGACGCCGTTCAGGAATCGGGGGTGTGATGATGAAAAGCATCCTCGCTTCGGCGCTGTTCGTTTCGGCGTTCAACGCTCTCGTCAAGCGCACCATCAAATCTGGCGTCACGTTGGATGAAGTCGAAACTCTGGTGGCTGCGGTCATCGAAGATCGGAAAGGCAAATGAAATGAAGTTCAATCCAAACGATTGGTCTGAGGTGAAAGCCAATGAAACCTTCAAAGTCCCGGCCTGCAACGTGCGGCTGCGCTGCACCGGCGAAGCGTCCGTTTTCGTCACCACGGAAGGCGTCGAGTCCCTTCAAGGGGTCGGCCAAACCTTCAACTTCACGGTTTCGGCCCCGTCCGAAATCAAAGTGAATATCGTGAAGCCGGGGCGGGTCTTTATGCGCGACGTGGTGCGGCGCGCGTTTGAGGACAAGTCTGAGGTCTTCACGAACATTGACAGGCTCCCCAATGAGTCCGGCCCGCTGCAAGAGGTGACGCGGGCGCTCCGCGTTCTCAAGCTTGAAGAACGGGCGATGATCCGCCGTATTCGTGCGGAGCGCGAAGCCGCGATGCAGGTGATCGACGTCGATGATAAGCCGGATGCGGAGCCCGCGCCCGCACCGGCTCCGGCTCCTGCTCCTTCACCGGCCCCGGCACCATGAAGCCGGGGCAGGTCATGACAAAATGGTGGCAGGACCTTGTTGCGGGGCGTCTTCGGACGCCCCAAGACATACACGCCGCGTCGAGGGCGGAAACGCCTGATCCGTGGGAAGATCGCTTTACGGCAGAACCGACAAGTGTGCGGTTTGACGCGCCTAAGCGACTGGCCGCGCCTCAGTTTCTTGCCTCCGAGAATTACGCGCGGCAAGGATTTCGCGCTGACTGGCAAGAGGTTAACCCTACCTTGCGCCAATGGGCCGCGAGAGTCTGTCTTGATGCCAAAGCGCGGGGAATCCCGCTGTATGTGCATTCGGCCTTCCGGTCGAAGGCTCAACAAGACGATTTGGTATCAAGGCGGGTCACGCGTGCCGCGTGGCCCCGCTCCGCCCATAATATCGGCGAAGCTGTCGATATTGTTCACGGCGTCTACCATTGGGACCTTACGCAAGATGAATGGTTTTTCATTCATCATCTCGGCTTGGACGCGCTTCGCCGTGTCAACGCCTCTCTGCCCAAGGCGAAACAAATTGCGCTGAATTGGGGCGGTAATGACCGCACCGGAAGCGATACGTTCGCATGGGACCCGGCACATTGGGAAATCGCCGATTTCCGCAAGCGCATACGCGAAATTGTGCCGGGGGTCCCCATTCACATGCCTCCGAAGGCATTGATCCGGCAGTAAGCCGGTCAAAAAACAAAGCAAACTCCCCGCTGCAACGGGGTGTTTGCGCGCGCCCGCCCGAAAATCTCTGATTTCGGGCGGGCGCATGGGACTATCTTGATGATCCTACCCTTTTAGTGACTAGCAAAGCGAACGGGGCCGAAAAGTGTGTATCTCTCCAAGTCATGTGTGGATCAAACGCGGCCCGGAATGGCTGCAAACCCCTGTCCCCTGCGACAGGTGCAAACTCTGCCGCGAAAATTACGTTAACGATTGGGTTGGGCGGTGTTTGGCAGAGGCTGATGTTTCCGAGGTTTCTTGCACGGTCTCCTTGACCTATGCAGAGCCGGACGATTGGGCGGATATCTCGCACAAAGTCGTGACGCCGCTCCATTTCCAGTTGTTTATGAAACGGCTTCGCAATGCTGGTCACAAAGTTAGGTATCTCGTCGCCGGTGAATACGGGGAATTAAAGGACCGCTCCCATTTCCATGCGATCCTGTTCTTTCAGGACCTGCGGCCTTCGGCAGATGGGCGCGTCCCATATCTGGACCGGCGCGGCCATAAAGCCGATCCGGACTCGTTCCCTCGCTTCTGTCGCGAGATACCGCAAAAGGAAATGGTCCACATTTCCGAATGGCCGCACGGCCATATTGTAGTCGATTGGTCGTGCACGGAAAGGGCCGTGCGCTACTGTGTCGAATACGTTGCCGCTGAGGATAAGAAATCCGCGTGGCTCTCCATGAGCAAAAAACCGGCGCTTGGTGCCGCGTGGTTTGCTCGCAAGGCAGAACAAGCCCGAGAATTCGGCGTGCTGCCGTCTTCATTTGAGTATATGCCACCGGGCGGAAGACCGGGGCGCAAGTATCTCATGACAGGCGCGACTCGGCGCGACTATTTGAACGCCATAACAAAGGACCGCGCTGACCGTCCCCGCATGTCTGAATGGGTCGCTAAGACATTCGACAAACTCGAACGGGGCGACTATATTAAGGGCCTGACGGGCGGTTTCGATGACGAAGCCTTCTTGTCCCGGCAGATGCCCGAAGGGAAGATGCGGTCCTTGATGGCATGGCGCGAAGGGTTGGACGAAATCGCAGCGGATCGGATGACCGACCTTATTGCTGCCGAATGGGGGTTTGATGATGTCGAAGAATTCAAAGCGTTCGTCGAAGCTGGCGGATGCCAAGCCCATCCAGAATACTGGCGTGGCGCGGTCCACGTTCCAGACCGCGCAGGCGCGGCAGGTGCTGGCGCGGACGCTCCGCGAACCGCCGCCCGCCGCGCGCCAACAGGCTATGACCGACAGGGCAAGCCCTATTGGGGCGAACCGGGCACCGAATACCTTGCAGGTGCCTATGACCGCTCCGGCCCGGCAGGACCGGGAGCCGATGCGCTTGCCGAATCGGGCGGAACCGTTGGACCGGGACACTCGCAAGTGCAAGTCCCGTCCAGCTGACAGTAGGCGCGGCGGCTCCGGCGCGGCGCGTCCCTTCGTGCCGTGGTGTTCAAAATGATCCGCGCAACGCTGTGGATCTACTTCGCCTGTGGCTGGGCGCTTGTCGTCTGGGCAATCGCTAAATCAGGGGGACCCCTTTAGGGGCAGACCTCCCGCTCGGGATAGGGTGTCTGTCGTCGGCTTCGGCTTCGGTGAGGCTGCAGGGCACCACGCCCGCAGGAAGGGCAAGGGCGCGAAGCGGCGAAGCGAACCCTTGACCTTGCGAGGACGTGGGGCACAAACGCCGATCCGATGACGAAACCGATGACAGATGCCCGTCTATCCCGTGGGTGTCTGTCAGAGGCAGAGGCAGAGGCCTTTCTTTCTTTCTTCCTTTCTTACGGGGGGTCGGGGGGTAAGGCCCCCCGCTTGGGGGCGCTCTTAGGACCGATCGCTGCCCCCGGTGCAGTCAGCACGCT